CGTGCATTGACATGAATAGATTCGATGAAAGTAACATCGTTCCACTTAGATTCTTTAATTTCATCCATTGCAACTGACACTTCACATTCCTCTGGTTGCTGTAGTAATCCTAAAATTCTATTCATGTCAAGCGATGACAATTCTCCTGAAGTATCCCACTTCAAAGCAGAGTAGTTTGATATGCATGGTTGTCTATCGTTGTGAGTAAAATAATCGCCTGACATAGTTCTGTGTTAAGTTCCTCATAATAATTTATCACACTTTCAACACAAAAGGGCGTTTCTTTATAGTATCTTTCGGTTTCGTTTACATAAAAAAAAGACCCTCTAAAAGAGGGGTGGGAGATTGGAATTCTGTATTACCAATAAAGGACGGGCATTACTACAGTAGTAAATTTTACATCCTTGCCTGAGACCCGACTGGTAAGTCGATTCTGCTTTCGCAGCAGCACCACCTGTGTCTCATCACCTTATCCAGCTATATGCCAGAAAGATTATTCAGTCACTCCCTGTTGGGTTCGTCAACTCAACAAATATATTATAGCATAAAAAAAGAGGGTGTCAACCCTCTAGATCAAAAAATTTGCCGAGATTTTTTTGCGGTTATCTGGTAACCAAAAGTTGAATTTAGTTTACCCTTGCCAAATCATATCAGGCATCGGACTTTGCTGTCCTCTCATCATAATCATAACAATAAAGTATGTAACGAACCAGATGATATTAAACAACCATGCTTGTCTCCAGAAATACTTTCTGATTGCCATAGATCTAAGCACTTGAGGTGCTTTATCTTGTGCTCTAAAGATTTGTTCTATTACCAATGCAATAAAGAATCCTATCACTAGAGGATAGAATACAAAGTTTGCAAAGGACATTATCGATATTAAAAATAACATAGAAAAAAAAGAGACCCCCTAAGGAGTCTCCATTATACGGTTAATTTATATATGTGTCAAATTTAACCAACAGCAGGTGCAACTAATGCAACTTCAGATGAACCAGCAGATGCTAGGTCAAGTGGGAAGTTGTGAGCATTACGCTCGTGCATTACTTCCATACCAAGGTTTGCTCTGTTAAGAACGTCACCCCAAGTAGGAACAACCTTACCTGATGCATCAACAACTGATTGGTTGAAGTTGAATCCGTTCAAGTTGAATGCCATTGTGCAGATACCCATAGAGGTTAACCATACACATACTACAGGGAACGAAGCAAGGAAGAAGTGAAGACTACGACTATTATTAAAGCTAGCATATTGGAAGATAAGTCTACCAAAGTATCCATGTGCTGCAACAATGTTATATGTCTCTTCTTCTTGTCCGAATTTGTATCCATAGTTCTGAGAATCTAAACCAGTTGTTTCTCTGATTAGAGATGAGGTTACCAATGAACCGTGCATAGCACTGAACAATGCTCCACCAAACATACCTGCTACTCCTGCCATGTGGAAAGGATGCATAAGAATGTTATGTTCTGCTTGGAATACAAACATGAAGTTAAATGTACCTGAGATACCTAAAGGCATTCCGTCTGAGAAAGATCCCTGACCGAAAGGATACACTAAGAATACAGCGAATGCTGCTGAAACTGGAGCAGAATATGCTACACAGATCCAAGGACGCATACCTAAACGGTATGAAAGTTCCCACTGTCTGCCCATGTAAGCAGAGATTCCGATTAGGAAGTGGAAGATAACGAGTTGGTAAGGACCACCGTTATAAAGCCATTCGTCAATGGTTGCTGCTTCCCAAATTGGGTAGAAGTGTAAACCAATTGCGTTTGATGATGGAACTACAGCACCAGAGATGATGTTGTTACCATACATGAATGAACCTGCTACAGGTTCTCTGATTCCGTCGATATCGACAGGAGGTGCAGCGATAAATGCTATGATGAAGCATGTTGTTGCTGCTAATAGACATGGGATCATCAAGACACCGAACCAACCAACATAGATGCGGTTGTTAGTGCTTGTTACCCAGTCACAAAACTCAGACCATCCAGATAGGAGACCTGTTTCTTTTCTTTGTAGGGTTGTCATGAGGACAATAAAATGTTTATAGGGCTCAAAGGGTAAGAGCGATATAATATTTCCACTAATCCCTTCACTAGTGGATAAGAAGACTAATTATAACCCCGTTAAGTCTTGGTAAGGGAAGAAAGAGTGTCTTGAATTAAAGACATCTATAGTATATATGAAGTTTTGTATCTTGTCAAGTCCACCTTGTGACAGTTAACTCAACGGCATTATTGTTATTAACAATCTGACTTTCCACCTCAAAACCTTCCGACTTTGCAGTGGCAGTCAGCAATTGTATACAGTACAACTGTGTTATCTTTTCGATGAATCTTGCTACTGGAATGGAGTGATTCCACGTTTGTATATCGGTTACTAATTCGTATGATAAGGTTTGCTTATTCCATATGAAACCTATGTCGTCACCTATAGTTACCTCACATCTTACTTTCTCGTGATCATGTCCTATAGGATTCACTAACTCTCGATTAATATCAACTGGATGACCATCAAGCATCAATGCTTTGATTAGTGCTGGTTTGTTCTTGATTTTTGTTTTGACTTTGCTGAAGTGTGACATAGTATTCTGGTTTGTATTCTCGTGATGAAACTGTACCGAGTGCTTCTTCAAATGGTAGTGTAACATCTAAACACTGTTTTGATTCAGCACCTTGTACCTCTTCTGTAACTGTGCCATCTTGAGCGATGGTAAATTTGATTGATTGTTTAGGCATATCTTATTGTATCACAAAAAAAGAGGGGTGTCCACTGGATTTTGCCAGTAGTACCCCCCTGCGACGACGATATTCAATTATATTTATTCTCTTTTCAATCGGATAATAATCTGATCGTTTTTATAATCTGCTTTAAATTCTAAGTCTTTTTCTGGATCCCAACAGAGTTCCTCATATAAAGCATTGAGAGTTTCCATGTCTTGATAAAGATCTGTCGGCATGTCTTTCCATTAAAAGAAATATTTAGAATAGATCCTACATTCAAGATCGTATTGGTTGTAACAATCAGATCAATCCCAAGGATCCTGCTGTCATTCCAACACATACGAAAAATCCAAACTCTAAAAGATCTCTAGAACCTGGTGGTATTGATGCTAATAGTACTGCTAGTGGTATCATTGAAATACGAAAGATAAACCGTTTGTATATGCTGTTGCTGCTACTGCTGCAACGAAAATTAGTTGATACATGTTAAGTTCCTTGGTATACTGGTGACATTACTCCACCATCTTCGTCATCATCGTCATCATCTGAAGCAGCACGAAGGAACAATTCGATTCCTACTAGTAATCCTACGGGGTAAAAACACCATAGGATTGCTTGAAATGCTGAGATATCGTTTGTTGATACGATTAAATCGGACATTGATTGTGTTGAAGTAAAGATTTATTACGAATAGGTATTTATACTTTAAGTAATTGCACCGACCAGAGATGCTGCCGTTGCAGAAAATACTAGCCAAGGTAGGTTAATTGCTACAAGTAGTTTTACTAGGGTAGATCTCTTGATCGTGAACAATGTACAAGTCATTACACGTATGCCACTGTTGGTGCGTATGCAACTGTTGTTGCAACTATTCCTAGGAATAGAGTTTGGATAAGAACTTTCATCTGTTTAATGGTGAGTTGAAGTATGCTTTGTTCACAGTATAAAGTGTGAAGAGTGCGACTGCAATACCAGCAAACCCTACAAGAAGGATGGGTGATGCTGGTATGTCGTAGGTTGGGACATTCATTAAACGAAACCTGGTATGATCTGTCCTGATAGTGAGTAGGATATGATAAGTGCTCCACATCCAGCAATGGCAAAGATGCCATTCCATTTCTCAGCGATAGAGAAATCGACTTTCTCTTCTGTCTTTGGTGTTTGCTTTGTCATTAAACGATACCAGGAATAAGGTTGCCAGTTGTTGCATATGATGCACAGAGTACGATGAATCCGATCATTGCTGCACGACCGTTTGCTCTGAGGAAGATTTGCTTATTTGTCATTAGAAAATACCTGGAATGATTTGTCCTGTTGTTGCGTATGCTCCGAATGCGGCTACGAAACCGATCATTGCCATCCAACCATTAAACTTTTCTGCTTCGGGTGTCATTGTGTTGCTCCTTTTTTGATTAGTAGGGGTAAAAGTGACTCGCTATTGCGAGTGGTGTAAAGACCTGTTGTCTTAAAATATGCCTGGTATAACCCAGCCAGTGAAACCGTAATTGATTACGGCAATGAAGAAACCCATCATCGCTAGGCGACCATTGGTTTGTTCTGCGTTCTTCCAGTAGTTCATTTAAAATACACCTGGAATGATTTGACCTGTAGTTACATAAGCACCGATGAGTGCTACGAAACCGATCATTGCCCAACGACCATTAGTTTTCTCCGCATTAGGAGCATAACCTTCGTAGTTTTCTACGAGTTGTGGTTGCACTTCGGCAGCAAACATATTCTGCTTGCCATACTCAGTAACAGTGTATTTTTTAGCAGTTGTTGAAGTCATAGTGCTTTGTTAAGTAATGTTACATAATTATATAGCAAAGGTTAATTTTATGCAAGCTTTTATTTGACTGGAAGACCGAACAAAAAAAAGGAGGTCTAATGACCTCCATAAAATATGCTTATATTAGCGGCGTGCCACTCGCTGAAAACCATCTAGTTTAAAGTCTATTGGCGAAGACTAGACGAATGTAATGGTATCAGTATCAGTGCTCAAGTTCAAGCTAATAGGTTCTGCTGCTGTAAAATCCATAGCATCAGGAAATGTAACAGTACTGTTACACAAACTGTCAGTATCGATATTAAAACTTATTGTATCTTGATCAAGTTGCTTTGCAATTGCTTTGATGCCTTGATAGTGTCTCCAGATCTCACTCTGAGTATTTGCATCAACGTTGTTCTCCATAGCATCCTTGACGCAATCTTCAAGTGCTTGAATCGCTGTTAGATAAGGGTTCATGTGATTAAATTCGCTAGTTCGGTAGTGTTTTCATTCTCAAGGTCTGCATACTTATGTAATTGATCAATAAGGATATCAATCAATACATCTTCTACTCCTTCATCATCAAAGAAATCAATATCCATGTGAGAATTCATTTCGCTACCCTGAGATTATAGCAGACTCCTTATGGAGCGTCAACTATTTAGATTAAAATAATCCTTTCTCATGTACCTACCCAGTATATTGCTGTTGTAATATGCTGGTTGACCATCGTCAGTAGATTCAGTAAGTACATTATTTAAAAATAATTGTCGTGTCTCTTCGT